GACGGCTTAATTCTTCTTCCTTTATCATTTCCTCTTGGTAGACCTTCCAAGGGAAAATAGCCTGCTTATTTTCATTTACAGCAATAGTATTGATGCCGAGTTGTAAGTAGTTCATAATTTAGTTAGATTATAAGGCTTCAAAATAGTTTCATAAACATGAGAAGCTACACTTTTCATTAAAAGTGGAGGAACAGCTCTACCTAATCTTTCGCATCTTTGACTATATTTTTCACCTAAATAATAATCATCTGGGAAACTCATCAACCTAATTAATTCTCTAACAGTCAATTCACGATCTTCTTCCCAATGTAACAAACAAGCACCTTTATTACCTTGTCTTTGACATATAGTGGGTGATGGTTTGTGTCTATTTATTCTTTGTAAACCAAAATATCCACTTGGTGCATATTTATCACCACTTTCACCTTCTTTCATTTGTACAACATATGACTTTACTATTCCCTCTTTATGAGTTGCTTCATCAATTTGTTTTTGTGTATGATATATATCATTACAAACATCATAAGCACTAAAAACATAATCAAACTTTTTAGGGTATGATATAACTGCTTTTATATCATTTCTTACACCAATAAAAATAACTCTTTCACGATTTTGTGGTACACCATAATTTGCTGCGTTTAATACTTTAAAACGTACATTATAACCACAATTAACCAAAGTGTCATAAATAGTGTCACTTTCTTTCTCAAACATTGACATTTGACCATTGCCAAGTAAATTATTTGCTACACCAAGAGTAAGACCTTTTACATTTTCAGCAATAAATACTTTTGGTTGAACTTCTTTTATAATCCTTGCATATTCAAAAAATAGATCATCAACTCTTTGCACTTTGTCACTATACTTTTTTTCTTTACCCCATGCTTTTTCTCTTAGACCGGCAGTTGAGAATGATGCACATGGAGGTGAACCATCTAAAATATCAAGTTCACCAACTTTTTTATTTATTTGTTTAAGTATTATATCACCAGTCAATTCGCGAATATCTTGTCTAAATATGTGTGTGCGTGGATAATTCCTTTCGTAAGCATCTTGAGCAGCATCAATAAATTCATTAATAGCTAAGACATTTCCTCCTGCTAATCTATAACCTGTTGATGATCCACCACCACCTGCGAATAAACTAACAACATCAAATAAATTTTGTGATGAAGCAACATATACTTCATCTAAGTAGTATGGTTTATATTTCATAAAATGTTTTTGTTATAATTTGTTTTGAGTTTATCATTTTACTTTTTTGACCATTCATTTTGCCTAAATCATATACATAGCATAATAACTCAAATTCATGTTGGATTAATATTTCTATTAATTCATCATATTTAGGATCATAAGAAGAGAGTGATTTAATTTTTTGTGTAATTGTTTCCATTGTAATTTTATTGTAGTTTATAGCAAAAAACATCCACATCAGCGACATCCCTAACAACACGAGCAAATATGCCCATGTTGTTAAGTTTGTCAATCATGTACTGTTGCAGTTCAGACACAACTCCGGTATCAGTCTTAACCTCAAGCATTATGACAGTTCCTTTACGTATCGCCATCAAGTCGCAAATCCCAGGTGTTGAGGTGCTGATCAGCTTTGTTACAAACCACCCATGCTCTTTTAATCTGTTACTTATTTTTGTCTGGAGTGTTGATTCTTTCATTTTATCTTAGTTTTATCAGGATTGCTTCCTTTGTCATTAAACTTAACGTACTCATAAGATGGGTAATATAGGTCAAACATCTCCTCTGATCCCCAAATCTTAGGATGGATTTCAAACATCCATTCACCATCTTTTAATCTCCATCTTACGTTCTTCCTATCTAAATTTCCTTGGATGTACTCTGAGATTGAGTTAGTCTTTTTTTGATGCATAGTGTTGTTTGTTTAAGTGTATAAAATGTGTGAGTGAGGATAAAAATAATGATAAATACGGGAATTGATACAATGAAAAAATAAATTACCATTAGGATGTAAGGGATTGTTTTCATATATTGAAGTCTTTTTTAAAGTGATAAGTGGTGTAATCTTTCTTGTTCATCACCGCCTCATATATCTTATCCTCAATGCCACCACGACTAAATATCCAATGAATATTTGCTTCTTTGACCCTATCTTTCGTTTGGATTCTTGCTCTTGCTTGCCAGTAACTTACAGCTGAGAAGTCGATATTTACGAATATTAGCGCATCTGCTGACGAGATATTGACCCCTTCGCGACCCGATTGGATTTGAGATATGAATATCAAATTGGTTGACTCGTTAAACACAGTAGCCTCAGTTGTAATCCTATCCGACCCAAAAACATACCTAATTGCCATCTCCTCTGCAATGAACTTATAATATATGGCAATCTTTAACGAATTAAACTTTTCTTTAATGTATTCAACCTTTGAGTAGTCAACAACCTTCGCCATCCTTTCCGGCTCATCAACGATTACTGTGCCAGAATACACTTGATGCAATTTTTGCATCAATTTAACCGCAGTATCCCCAAGCACAACTTGCCCTTCTTTGTTCCTTACTACTTTATCTATTCGTAGCCTATTTGCAAGCGTATAGGTTGACTCAAGCATCTCTACATGATGGATATGCTCATTTACAAGTGACTCAAAGCCTGCTTGCTCTTGTGTGAATGTGAGAAATAAATGGCCACACAAGTCCATAACCATTTTCTTGTCAGCCTGGTCATAGTTGTTGAAGGACTGACCATTTATCTTCATCTTCTTTACGTTCACAAATTGCGTGGCCCATTTGTAGAAGTTCTGATAGTGGTCAAATGGCGAATAACTGCTCACCCAGAACTGATGGTAAAGCTGAGAGAATGACTCAGGGTTGGGTGTACCACTAAGGTAAATAATAGGCTTGCCAAAGCAAATCCGCTTTAACTCTTTTGCTCTTGCTGATGGCACTGGAAAAGCACTCAAACTATGCGCCTCATCAATAATGATAAGATCAAAGGTCTCATGCACATTGCCAAGTTGCTCATAGTTGGTGACATAAATCCCCATCTCAATACCACTCCCACTAAATTGGTTGACAATATCTCCAATGGCTTTTTTCTTGGTCACGAATAGAACTGACTTAGCACCAAATTTGTGCGCTGCTGCCATTGAGGTCAATGTCTTTCCACAACGCACCTCCATTGCCAAATAAGCAATCTTGTACTTCTTCAGCAGTTCAACTGCCTTATCACTTATCTCCTCCTGGTAGTCCCGTAATTCCAAGGTGCTTTTCATTGTAGTAGTTTTGTGCGACTGAGAGTTTCCAAGTTCCGGTATGACCATCTTCATCAAGTCCGTAGATGACGGCATCTTGGATTTGTTGCATTTCCATTTTTAAATACTTCGCAAAGTCAATGTGAGTTCCGTTCTTAACGATGTCATCCATCATTTCTTTTACTGCTGATTGCATATATCTTCGGTTTCTGGTAAAATAATAGACCTAACATACCCCATCAATCTGAACTGCTCAACAGTTACTTTGAGGTGTTGTACGGCTTCGCCAGAGTAGATCATGGCATCAATTAACTCTCCAAGGAGTTTGTGTCTTTCGTAGGTGTTAAGGTCACCCCATTTAGGCAATTGCATTTCGGACATAGTGATTGTTTTTTTAAAGTGATAGTGTATAAAGATTTGCAGCATCGGCATTTAATCCAACTCGGCGTCATGTTGCGTTTCATCTTCTTCGTAATAGTTGCCATAAGTTTCAAGTTGCCAGAGTTCGTAAGGTGTCATTTGTTATAGGTTTCGTTGTAGTATAATTCTGCTTCATTAAGTAAAATATCAGTTCCCGTTTTACTGCAATCAATTTTATGCATTTGCATAGCAAAATCTATTAACTGCTCTTTCTCTGTTGCTTTTGCTTGTTCAAGCAATCCATTAAATTGTTGTGCTTTATTAATATCTTGGTATGGTATTAAATTATCTATTTCATTCCATAACCATTCAACTGCCGTTTGATTTGTTTCCATTTTGGAAATATGTGTTTGTTGTGCCATAGTTTATTTGTTATAGGTTTCGGTGTAGTATTGTTCTGCTTGTTTAGTTGCTTCCATTTCAAGAGGTCGTAACAATCCAAATAAATGTGCATTTACTATCTGTTCTTTCTCCATTGCTTTTGCTTCTGCAATATCTTCTTGAGATAGGTAACCTTGCCTATGGTGATACCTTAGTGTCAACCATTCTACGGGTGTTTGTTTTTCCATTGTGTTTATTTGATTATTACTTCAATTGTTTTACCTCTAAGAATATCGCTTAACAGTCCATCAAGTTCCTCACGTTGTTCAGGGTTTAAAAGTGCCAACTTTTCAGTAAGCGAGTCATACGAAAATGCATCAGATGCAATCTCCTTTCTCATCCCTTCTCTCACCTCATCATCAAAGTGAGGGTAAGTTACAACATCTCTAAGTATCCAATTTAGCTTTAACGAATAATTAGCAAATATTGTGGCCCCACGAGTGCCTGGTGCTGACCGAACAAAATCCTTTGCATACTCATCAGCTAACTTTAAATGATGGATACATGATACAACGCTACTACCCATTGATGTCTTTTTTCATACGTTCTAAATAAAGGATGGCATCCATTAACTCCTCTTGCAAGTGGTTCATCCAATCCACAACATCAAGATCATTTCTCTCTAAGGTTGACCCGTACTTTGTGATACCTCGTTGCGACCTTTCGTTAAAGTTCTGCACCACTTGCTCTACAATTTTATCCTTCATTCTTGTGATGTGTTATTTGGTAAGATGTGCGCTTTGGCTTGATATCCTCATTGATTGACTTCCAGAGTGAGAATGTTGTTTGGAATGTCTCCCAATCCTTTGCTGAGTCCTCAAGCGTTCTGGTGAGCAATTGCCAACCAATACCTTGTATTGCTCCTCCCTTTCCAGAAGTCCTTGTCTTGGCATTGAGCCACAAAATAGCCACTCCTTCAACATGGTAGTCGTATTCCTTTAACAACTCATTATAAGCTGCCAATTGCAGCCAATATGACTCGTGCATATTGTTGGATGTCTTTATGTCAACCAGGTACTCTTTGCCATTTATCTCAAGCACTCTGTCAACTGTTCCGGCAAACCCAAGCACATCAGATGAGAAGTGCATCTCCATCATTCGCATCTTTGGAGTCTGTGTATTACAAAAATCAACATACCTCTCAAACATCGCCCATTCAAGCATTTTGTACTTAGGCTTTCCGTATTGGTTGACAAAGGTCACCTCTTGGTGTTGGTCATATTGCTCAGTCAGTTCATGCACAAGCGAGCCTCTGCGCCCTGCCTCATCACGAATTGAGTCAGCATCTTGACCCACATCTTTGAGCCATTTAAAGAAGGCTGCATCCTTTGGGTATGCATCTAAAATTGTGGTGACTGATGGCACATAATTGCCGTTCTCAGTTGCATAGAACCGATTGTCCACGAACTCAATCCGGCCTTTGTTGATGTCAATGTTGAAATTTTGCATTAGTGTTTGTTTAAAAGTGAGGAGTCATGGCAGGACTTGAACCTGCAAGGAGTAGCTTATTCGTTCCTAAAAGGATTGGGCCATCTTGCTCCACTTTAGTTGCGTTTACCATTTCGCCACATGACTCTGTTAATTAAAATGGAACTTCATCCATTTCTTCTTGGTTTTTCATAAAAAGACTTTTTGCATTACCCTCAAGGAACTCCATCCTATCTGAGTCATCCCAAGTATCCTTGCCTTTTACCTTGATCTTTACCAAGTCAGGCATACCATTTGGATTCTCACGAGTGAATGCCCACTTGAGACCTTGACCATTTTGATTCAAAAAGCATACACTTTTCTTCTTGTCACCTTCAATGGTCAGCTTTGGGGTGATTTGTACCCTTTGCGATAGGTTGACATTTGGCAAAGTCTTGAGGAAAGATGCCGAGTAACCAGATGAGAAGTTCATCTCAAGCTGATAGTTCACACCATTTGACTCAACCTGTACTACCAAGAACTTGCCATAGTCGCTTTCCTTTGTGCCGACTTCTTTAATTGTTCCCTCAAGAGAGTCATAGAACATCTCATAGACTTCGCGACCTGCCTTGTTGATGCGAGACACCGCGCCCTCTGTCTTTTCTTTAAAACTCCTCACGAGTTTTCCGTTACTGATGCTTAAAAACACTTTTGATCGGCCTTGACTGTTAGTTAGTCCCATTTTGCTTTGTTTTATTGTTTAAAAATTCTTGCTTTGTTTGGTAGCACCTAAGTATCTCTGCCATTTTATCGTTGTAAACCATTTGGTCAACAGTTTGGCTAT